ATTTGGAATATAAAACCGGAGCGCTGGCCTGCTGGCGCACCACAACGTATAAAACCCGGAACGGAAAATGAACTGCTACCGATGTACGGTATCGACGAAGAGGGATTACATCATTCTTCCTGGGCATTTACCGATATAGATGCTGCTCCGACTAAGTCCTATATTATTGAGAAGTGGAACGATAAAAATATGCGTCCGTTTTTCGAGCTTTCGCATGCCAAGCGTCCCGAATTTGAATTGTTCAATATTAAGCAAGATCCGGACAATCTCAATAACCTGGCTGGAAAGGAGGAATATGCGGAAATTGAGAATGAACTAAAAATGGCGCTCATGAACGAACTGAAGAAATCAGAAGATTCCCGTGTGGTTGGACCGGATAAAGAAATCTTTGACTCGTACGAACGCTATGTGGGGCCGATGCGCGAGTTTCCTAAACCTGAATAAAGTCTTATTTTATTGGATTTACTGTTTAGTCTTTTAAATCGAAAAAAAGCAAGAATTATGAAAAAAAATTTTAAATCAAATAATGCTTCTCCGCAAAACATTGTCAGAAGAGAGTTCTTTAAAAAAGCTGGACTAGTAAGAGGGGGTAAACGAATTGTACAAATCCATAAAACAATAAAGCTTTGATAATTTGATAGTTAAAGAGAGCCAGCGAAAAACGAAAAGTACAAACATTGTAATTGCGTTACATCTGGCTTTAATTCTCAGAGCCTGCCTCAAATATTTTGGGGCGCAAAAGTTAATTGTGTTGCGTTTATTGGCTCAAATATACCATTTTTAGCGGCTTATACGGCATTTTAAAGCCAAAAACATATAATCCAGCACAGATAGATACGAGCTCCTTACGGGGCTTTTTTTACGCCTTTTGTTTCTCATGGTTTTTTAAGATTTTGCGTGATGGGTGGACAGATGGGCGGACAAATGGGCGGACAAAACGTGGTTAAAAGTGCGGTTAAAATAAGCGCATGTTGTCATTATTCTGTCTTAAATCGCACTTATTTAATCTAAAACGGGGGGTTAATCCAGTGATTTCAGAATTTTAAAAACGGCAAAAACGAACGCGAAAGATTGATTTACAGCTACTTATTGCTGAACTCGCCAGTGAACACTACGGTGAGATGTGCGCGCGGCTCTTGTGTTGGGTCAATTCCCGGTGCAGGAAAAGAGCGCACGTGCCTAATTATGCGGAGTTTCGTTTGCCGTTAGGCTCTGATTTTGGGGGAAAATTGGAGAGTCGTTCAATCTCACGCTCCTGGCGGTCCAGTTGATTTTCTAGCTTAGAGATCAAGTTATCCTTTTTTACACAGAGGCCGCATTGTTCTTTTTCTTTCGTCACTTCATACTCGCCGGCTGATTCTGCTACCACGATTGGGCCGTTCGACACGCCAACTGCCTTTCCATTCCGAATAAGTTCATCAAAATTGATATCTACGCATTTTGTGAATATTATTTCCCAGTTTATTGCATTTCTGGAGTACCAGGACGACAGCGCGGTTTGTCCAATCCCCAGGAATTTAGCAAAATCCTTATCAAACCGAAAGTTATAAAACTCCTTGATGGCGTTAAGTATTAGTATTTTATCGTCGCTTTTCAATATTTTTGGTTTTTTTAATCCAAAATATTTGGATATTCCACATTTTGCGTATTATTTTGTAGTCATCGAACGCAACAAAGTTAACACCTTTTTAAATGGAAAATCAAGTGGGTACTGAAATTACTGATAAAAACATTCGAATGATGAAGGAAAAACTCCCAATCGGCAGCTATCAGATTTTATCTAAAAAGCTGAATGGAGAGTACAGGCCGCGCACAATTGAGGCCATGTTTAACTGTCGGCGCACCATGCAGCCGGTTGTTTTTGAAGCCGCTGAAGAATTTATAGAAATGATCAACCCCAGTTAAAAGTTCAATCCCCCCGAACTATGGAATATTTAAACAACACACTATGCATTGAGGCCAGATGGTTGATAGAAGCCAGGATACTGAGCTACGACTATTATCACAAGCTCAACCAAAGAAACCAGATTGAAGTAGTTCGGCGCGCCTGCCTGAATACCCCAGCGTTGGTGGCTTACGACAGCATACCCGAGCGCTTCAAACGCAAGATCAGGGAAAAAATTGGCGATCCTTACAAGGCTGCCACAAAGAGTTCATTAAAAGATTTAATTACGGAAGACGCTGAGGCCCGGAAATTTTTCCGGGAGTATGTGAAGGATGATGGTGAGCATTTGCCCGAGGAGGCACAAATTGAATACGCCACAAACGCGGAGATCCTCAATGCGCTTCACGTGATTCTCACAGACCGCTCCGCAGCTAGAAAGGCCATAGGGGGGAAACTTACGGGTTTATGGCCCAAGCTTGCGGACGCGGTTTTAAAGCTGGATAAAACAGTATTTAAGCACTCTTTACCAAAGAACACCCGCCGGTTGCAAGACAGGTATAAACAATACAGAGCTTCGGAAGATTCGAACTATGACCGCGTAGGTTACGAGAGCCTCATTCATAAGAACTGGTGCAACAAATCAAGCGAAAAGATTAACGAGGACGCAAAGATTTGGATGTTGTCGCGCTGGACGTCAATGATTGACAGGGTGGCTAATGAGCAGCAGCTGTTGAACGAGTACAACAACCTGGCCGACAGTCAGGACTGGAAGCAACTGAAAAGCGTAGACACCATTCACCGGTTTTTATATGCTCCCGACGTGCAGGGCTTGTGGTGGGGAGCTCGTTATGGCGAGTTGAAGTTTAAAGAAAAATACGGCTACCAGATGAAAACGGCGTTGCCAACCATGCGCGACTCGCTTTGGTATTCCGATGGTACTAAACTGAACTATTTCTACCAATACCGCGATTCAGACAATAAGCTGAAGGTTAAAACTACATCAGTTTACGAGGTGATGGACGTTTACAGCGAGTGCCTTGTTGGGTATGATGTCGCTGATAAAGAAAACTATCAGAATCAATACAACGCTTACCGCATGGCTCTCGAGTTTAGCCAACACAAGCCCTATCAGATTAGTTTTGACGGACAGGGCGGTCACAAAAAATTAAAGGCAGGGGAATTTTTGAGCAAGCTGTCACACTTGTCGATAAAAACAAAGCCCTACAACGGTAAATCAAAAACCATTGAGAGTGCCTTTGGCCGCTTTCAGCAGCAATTCCTTAAAAAAGATTGGTTTTTCACCGGTCAAAATATTCAAACGAAGCGAGAGGAAAGCAAGGCTAATTTAGAGTTCATATCTGCCAACAAAAAGAACCTGCCAACTCTCGAGGAGATCCACAAGGTTTATAAAATGCGCCGCGATGAGTGGAACAACGCGCCACATCCAAAGAATCCTGAAAAAACACGGCTTGAAATGTACCGCGAAAGCTCCAATCCACGCGCCGTCAAGCTTGAACTGATGGACATGGTTGACCTGTTCTGGATACTACGCGAAAAGCCTGTTAAGGTGAGCGCGTGGGGTGTTTCATTCACCGAAAAGAAAGTGAAGTACGACTACATGGTAAATACACCCGCCGGATTTCCAGATCATGACTGGCTGGTTTCCAATATCGACCGCAAGGTGCGGATTAAATTCGACCCGCAAGACTACAGCGTGATCTACTTGTACGAAGATACGCCGCAAGGCCTGCGCTTCTTAACTGCCGCCGAGCAGAAAGTTGAAGTACACCGCGGCAAGCAGGAGCAGGAAGATTGGGAAGCCAGCTGGATGAAACAAGTTGATGCCGCCTTTGAGCGCAAGCGAATTGCCATCCACAATGAAATTAAAGCCATTCAGGAGAAACACCACCAATTGCCTGAGCAACACGGGCTCAATACTCCGGCCATTAAAGGCATCAGCAAGAAAAAGCAAAAGGCGAAAAGCCAACCAGCCGACAACTTTGGACGCTTGCAAAAGGCCATGAGCAACGCTGTAGCCGCCGGAGCCGATGATGATGACTTTGACGAAAACGACTTATACAATTTAATGTAAGGCTATGAGAATTGAAGGTTTTTTTCTGGATGTAGACGAGCTGGCGTTAGGCATCAATATGTACTACGGCGAAGATGAAAACGGGCAGCTACATGCCGTGGAAATCGGACTATTGATTTTTAAAATCGTGCTCACCAAATATTTATAAAAACAAAGCCCCTTTCGGGGCCTCTAAAGCAAAACAAAGATATGACAAACTTAGACAAACAGCAAGTACAAATGGCGCTCGGGCAGTACTGCCAGCGCTACGAAAGCCAAAACAAGGCAGCGAACAGCCTAAGGGGTGTTAGTTCGGCCACTGTATCTCAAATGCTGAACGGCAACTGGGAAAAAATTAAAGAGGAAATGTGGAAAAACGTAGCGGCACAAATTGGCTACTCGGCTAACGAGTGGACCGCCGTTGAAACGCGCGATTTCCGATTGTTGAACATGCTGCTGGCCGACGCCAGCCACAACAGCAACGTGTTTGCAGTGACGGGCGATGCGGGCACCGGCAAAACCTTTGCCTTACGCATTTTTGCAAAAGAGCATAAGCGGGTTTACCGGCTTTCGTGCAACGAGTATTGGAATCGCAAGATGTTTTTGCAGGAATTACTCTCAGCCATGGGGCGCGACTACTCGGGCTACACCGTGGGCGAAATGATGTACCAGGTAATTTCGAACCTGAAAAAGCAAGACCGGCCTTCAATTATTCTCGACGAAGCCGACAAGCTGAGCGACCAGGTACTCTACTTCTTTATCACCATTTACAACCAGTTGGAAGACGACCTGGGCGACATGCATTGCGGACTGGTATTGGTAGCTACTTCGCACCTGGAGAAACGGATTCACAGGGGGATCAAGCTCAACAAAAAAGGCTACACCGAAATTTTCTCGCGCATGGGGCGCAAGTTTATCGAGCTGAAAGGCGTAGGCTACTCCGATGTAAAGGGCATTTGCAACGCCAACGGCATTGATAAGGCTGCCGACGTGAAAGCCATTTGGGAAGACTGTGAGGGCGACCTGCGACGCGTGAAGCGCAAAATACATGCTTTCAAATCATCAATAAAAAAGGAGGCCAGCCATGCGGAAGCTTAATTTTTACGACTACGGGCAGGACTTCCTGTGGTGGAAGGTTGACGCCGACGGCCTTGTGACCGACTGCGGGCCATTTCAGCAGGATATATGGGTAGGATCAAAGGTGATCAACGAAACAATTGTTGAAGGTGGGCGCGTCCAGTTCCTTTCAAAGCACGGAGAATTATTGGAATTGAAATACGAAGTTGAATCAATTGAAACGACGAACTAAATGACAACTAAAAAGCTAAACAGGGCGGTATCCATCGATCAACTTGAGCGCATGAAGTTTAACGAGCTCCCGTTTGAGGGCGAGTGGCGTGCGCTGGTTGGCGAGCCTGAAATTAGCGGTTCATGGCTGATATGGGGCAACAGCGGAAACGGGAAAACCCGCTTTGCCCTTCAATTATGCAAATACCTGGCTCAGTTTTGCCGGGTAGCCTATAATAGTCTTGAAGAGGGTGCCTCCAAGTCCATGAAAAAAGCTTTCAAGGAGGTTGGCATGAGCGAAGTAAAGCGCCGGGTTATTCTTCTGGACAATGAACCTATTGAAGAACTAAAAGAACGCCTGAGAAAGCGCCGCAGCCCCGATGTTGTCGTTATCGACTCGGTGCAATATTCGGGCATGAATTACAAGGACTACACCGCCTTGCGCCGTGATTTTACCAACAAGCTGTTTATCCTCATCAGTCACGCCGATGGCAAGAATCCGGCTGGTCGCACAGCCAAAAGCATTCGTTACGATGCTTTTGTCAAAGTGTGGGTTGAAGGGCACCGCGCCTTTGCTTTGTCGCGCTACGGCGGAGGCGAACATTACGACGTGTGGCCCGAGGCGGCAGCCAATTACTATGGCGAAAATTTAACACCACAGCAATCATGAAAAAAAAGTTAATCAACTCAATGCTCCACTCACCGCAAGTGCGCAACGCAACCATGCGGTTGGGAGTCAGCCACGACAACATCTTGGAGACTTACTACGACTCCGGCATGGAGTACCTTGCCCGGCTGGAACACCGGATCTGCAACAAGCGGATTTTTGACCGGCAGTTTAAGGCGGTTCGTACCCTGCCCGCGTTCAGGCGGATAACTCCGCGCGAGCTCTTTACCGCCATGCGCACCGCTATTCCCTTTTGGTTTTGGTGGAGTACCCAGCTTTGGGGCGAGTGCTACAACGGCAACTTTGACGATACCACCGAACTCTCATACCGCCTCAAACTGAGCGGCGATTTAATACCTGACTTTATTCTTAAAAAAATAATTGATGAACAAGAATCGAACACAAACCGCCGAGCTCAGGCGCAACCTCATCTGCAAGCTTCAGCAACTTCAACAACGGGAGGAGTCGCTGGAAAAGGAGCTTTCATCCCTGCCGACCTTCTGCATGGAAAAGTATCGCGAACTGCAAGTGGTGCGCAACGGCATTGAATGCACACAAAACCGGATTGACGGCAAGTTTACAGATGACCGTAGTGAATTTGAAAAAAAACTGGCAACATGATTTTACAACTGCACATTACATCACAAGAGCTCATCACATTTTTTGAGGGCATGGGCTACGAGTGCCGGAAGATTGAAACAGCCTCGTTTACCAAGCGTACGCACGGCCCCGGCGATGTGGTCATGATCCCAACTGACCATGTGCTAATCAGAGGAGGCTTTGTCCCGGCCAATAAACTGATGAATGAATATGTACGCATGAGCATTCTCAACCCCGGGCAGTCGGCCACGGCTAATGTCGATCAGGCGGCGCGCAACCTGGTCAAGCCAATCAGTAAAAACCAATTAACAAAACAAGTATGAATACAGAAGTACTCTCAACAATCAACGAGGAAACGCTTGTACTGGCAGCCCCGCAAGTTATCGACAAAAGCGTTTCGGTAACCGAGCCTATTGTTATTTACAATCAGGCTGCAAAATGCCACCGCAACGAACCCTGTCGGTGCGGTAGCGGCAAAAAGTACAAACGCTGCTGCATGAGAAAGCACCGCACAGGCGAACGAGCACACTATTATCATTAATCACTCATAATTATTTTGAATCAATGGAAAAGACTATTAATTATCAGGACTTGACAGCGGAGCAAAAGCAACAGTTCCGCGAAGAAATGGAAGCCGAGCAGCGGGCTGAAAAAGAAGCCGCGAAAAAACTAAGAGCCGACTATGAGCAGTTGAAAAATGAGCAGGTAATGGCCTCGTTCAAGCGGCTGCAAAATGTGTCATCGGCATTAACCGAAGAAAAGGTGGACATCTTCAACCAGTTTGGCAGCCTGCTGGCCATGAAAAAAGAACTTTACAACCTCACCGAAGACCAAATGGATCTGCAACAGTCGCACACCTTCACCAGCGCCGACGGGCGGGTGTCCATCATCATCGGCTCAAATGTTATTGACCGCTGGAGCGACGATGTTGGCGTTGGCATCGAACGCGTAAACCAATGGATCGACTCCAAGATTGCCACGCCCGAAGATCGCGCGATTATCCGGGCACTGATGAAAACCAATTCCGACGGCGTACTGAAAGCTTCGCGAGTGCTCGACCTCGCTAAACACGCCAACGAGCGCGGCGACAAAGAGCTGATTGACGCGGTGAACTTCATTCGCGACCAATATTGCCCCGAAAAAACAAGCACTTACGTGAAGGCGAAATTTAAAAACGAAAACGACCAGTGGTGCTGGTTGGCCCTCTCCATGAGCGCCGTGTAAACCGAAAAACCCTCTTGCCCGGGTATAGGGCATGCGCTCTAAAACAAGTATTCCAGTTCACGCGATCAGTCCCGGCCCCACGCGCCGGGACAAACGCCGGATTAGCTCAGTGGCAGAGCAATAAGCGCCGAGGTGTTTACTCGGAGTGCCGAAAGTACGCGGGTTCGACTCCCGCATCCGGCTCAATGGCAATACTGCCAGCAATTCCAAAATTAAATAACATGACAACATGGTTTGAAGTAAAAGTAAGCTACGTGAAAATCGACAGCGATGGACGCGAGCGCAAAGTGACCGAAACGTACCTGATGGACGCGGTAAGCTACACCGATGCCGAAACGCGCATTGTTAAGGAAATGAATCAGATTATTCGCGGTGGCGAATTTACGGTAAAAGGTATTAAGGAGTCGAACATTGTGGAGATCTTCCCATTCGATAACGGCGAGTGGTGGTACAAGGCGAAAGTGAGCCTGGTGACGATTGATGAAGTGGCAGGCCGGGAAAAGAAGATCAACAACTACTTTCTTGTTGCTGCCAACGATCTGGCACAAGCGCTCGAACGCTTAACAGAAGGCATGAGCTACATCCTGGTGCCCGTTCATTGCAGCGCGATTGCATTGACACCGATCTGCGACGTGTTTCCCTACTTCCCGGATGAAACAAAAGTTGAATCAACCGAAAAAGAGGCGTCAAATGATTAACTGGAACCAAATGATAGGAGATACGCAACTTTGGGAGATTGTTGCCGCGTTAACCTTTGTCACCGTATTTTTTGCGGTGGCACTGGTTAAAATAAGCCGACTGGCAAAAGATGATGCCGACCGCCTGTTGTTTCCCAAAATGGGAGAAGTACAACACGCCAGCACGGAAAAAATAGACTGGTGGTTGTGCCACCTGCCCGAGGCAAAAACCGAGGCCGAAAAACAGGTGATCATACTGATCGTTGACCGCGCCTGGGAGCTCTCGCTTACCGAAGTTGCTGAGCGCGCCGATAAGGCCGTAGAAGTATTGCACCAAGAAACCCTGATAACCGAACACCATGGCCAAATCGTTTGAAGAGCTGGTGTATGGTATGCGCATGATGCAAAAGCGCTACTTCAAGCACCGCGACCCCATCAGCCTGCAAGCCGCCAAAGGCTACGAAAAACAGGTAGACGCACACTTGGCGAGCATTGGCAAACCGCTGGATAAAAAAGACGACACGCAAGCAACAATTAATTTTTAAAAAAAAGAAGCGTATGCAATTAACAATAAACGAATCAACAGCAAAGGCGCTTAGAAAAGCGATAGAATTTCTTGCTGTGGGAACCCTTGACACTGAAACACACACGCGAATTGAAGACGAGAATTTAAAGACACTTGGCGTAACAGTTGAGCAGATGGTCGCTCTCTCGAAGCTTGCAAAGAAGATCGACTCGAAACTCGAAACCCGAAACTCAAAAAATCCTTCACATGATACTAGCCATTGATTTTGACGGCACCCTATGCCGCGATGAATACCCAGGTATTGGATGTCCGCAGCCCTACGCTGTGGACACCATGCAAACCTTAGCCGCCGACGGGCATTACTTAATTATAAATACCTGCCGCGAGGGCGACCGGCTGACCGAGGCGGTAAACTGGATGTTGGAACACGAGATCCCATTCAACAGGGTAAACGACAATCATCCTGATGCGACATTGAAATACGGCAGCAACGCACGCAAGGTGTTTGCCGATTTGTATATCGACGACCGAAACTTAGGCGGCCTGCAAAGCTGGCTCACAATTTATCAATTAATACAAGAATACCATGAAAAAACAACAACCACGGCAAAGGCGTCTTGACCTGATCAACAGCCTGCCACGAGGAAAACAAAAAGAAATTGCCCGCCAATGCAATTGCTCAAAAGTACATGTGAGCATGGTGCTAAACGGCAACCGAAGCCAAACCAACGACTTAGGCACAAACATTATCCGCCTGGCTGAACGTGAGGCCGATCGCGAACGGCAACGACAAGGAATGACCCGCGCAAAAAGAGCTTTAAACTACCGTTAACCAACCTTTAAACAGCAATAAAATGATACTTCCTTTTTCAACAAAATGGCCCAACGGGCAGCCAACCTGTTTTATTGAGAAAATATGGCAGGGCCTGAACCAAACCAAGCCCGAAATGACCAAGCTTTTTAAGTTTGACTGGGAAAACGCCTACGAGGAAAAGTTTGGCGAGTTATGGGACGGTGCTTTAGACGACAAGGCGCAGGCGCCCAAGCTCCACACCATTCGCGAAGACGCTAAAGACCGCTGGCATGCCGGCTGCAAAATTCACATGGTGGTATTTAACCGCTCGAAAAACCAGTTTCAATTTGCTCCGGTGTTGGAGTGCACGGCGGTGCAGCGAATTCGAATATGGGAGGCAATTGCGTACGATTATTATATTGATATTGATGGCCGGATGTTAAGGCAGGGCGACGATGTTAACGAACTTAATCGTATTGCGAGAAACGACGGATTTGAGTCGATTGAAAAGATGATTACCTGGTTTAAGTTAGACAACAAGGCTCCACTTGATTTCACGGGCAAAATTATTCACTGGACTGATTTAAGGTATTGATTATGACACTAGATGTGAAAAGTTATTTCTCCGGTGGCGGCTTGTTTGACCTTGGATTCAATATGGCCGGAGTTGAAATTAATGAATCATTTGAAATCGATGCCACTTGCTGTGAAGTTCAGAGAGCAAACTTCAACCATAAAGTCACTCGCATGGATATCACGCAAAAGCTTGTGAAAGGAGATATCGGTGCCGATGTCATGATATTTACATACCCATGCACGAAATACAGCACAATTGCTGACATCCACAATACCCGGACGGGCGATGAACACTTTTTGCACGCATTCAGACATATGGCTATCGGATTGCCGGAGGTGTTTGTTTGCGAGAATGTACCTGGCATGAGAGCGTTTCCTATTGTCATGGAGGCAATGACCAATCTGCCCGGCTACTATGTGACTACTTTTTGTCCTGTTAAAAGTGAGAATTGGCTACCACAACGGCGCGACCGGTTGATCATTATTGGAAGCAGAAAACCGTTTTTGTGGAGAGAACCTGAAAAGGTGAAGCCTATTCGGTTGGTTGATATTATTGAGAAAGATCCACGGGTGTCACTACCTAAAGCAATTACTGAAAGAATGAATGGCAAATACAGGGACTTGCCAATTATCTCTGATCCTCGCAGGGGTGATATCGCCCCCACTGTGGTGGCGCACTACGCTAAAGATAAATCAACTCGCTTGCTTGTAGATAAGCGTTACCCTATGGGTGTTCGTCCATACTCGGTTCGCGAATGTGCAAGACTCCAGGGAGTGCCTGATAGTTTTCAATTCGATTGCTCTGATACGGCCGCTTACCGAATGATTGGAAATGGCGTTTCTGTGCCTGTTGGGATGTGGGCAGGTAACGAGTTAAAAAGATACTTTGGAATAAATTAAACAAGGCATGACCGACATTAACCCAATATTCGATTTATACGAGCGTTTGAGAGTTGCTAAAAACGACTACTCAGAGTACTTGGGCAACGACCCGCACAAGCTTAATATCAACCTTTTGAAAAATGATAGAAAACAGCTGGTTGATAAGTTTTGCGGCGCTTGCTCGCGTGCATTCCGAATACTTGCACCACGCTTGTCAAACATGCACCAATTAACCTATGTGTCGAGCGTTGGCGGGCATATTTATTTGAAAGAGCCTGGCTATGATAACGTGCAGAAGGAATATCAGAGCTGCGTAGATAAGGCAATCCTTTATTTCAAATTGATAAAAAGCAGTGACCACGATATTACCCAGGAGTATGCGGCAATCGAGAGTGAAAAAGCCAAAAAACTTGCTAATGATTTTACATTTTCGGAAATATTGAAAACCCCGGTTGCCCAGGCCACCGGGGTTCAGCAAACCTTAAATTTTTAACTATGGACAAAGCAACCAAACACCGCCAATTAATGACCATCCTCAGTAAGTCGGATGTTGATGAAGATACCCGGCATACGCTGGTTTATGGCTGGACGGGCGGGCGCACCGAAAGCACCCGCGAGCTGACCGACAAGGAGCTGGCCGACATCCTGTGGAAGCTGCAAAACGACGCCTTTTTTGCTTCCAACCTCAAGCGCTCGGGCAATGCGCTGGTCGAAAATGCCATGCGCCAAAAGCGTTCCACCGTGCTGGCCATTGCCCAGCGATGCGACATACACACCGGCAAAGATTTTGCCCGTTTCAATGGCTGGATGCGTGAGCGAAGCATCCACAAAAAAAGCCTCGCAAAATATACCTTCGACGAGCTGGACGAGCTGATTAAACAGCTGCACGCCGTAGAGACCAACCTAAAGCGGAGTGCCGAAAAAGCAGGAACAAAAGCCTGGTACAAACACTACGGCATTCCCGAGGGTAGCGACAATTAAGTATGTAAACAATAATTACCAACTAGTAATACAATGCACATGAAAGCAATACAATTAAAATGGGTGAGGTTAGAAAGCCAGTTTGCCTATGGCTATTTGAGCGAAATTCCGGGCATTAACTCCCAATACTCCATTGGAACCGACAGAACAACCGGCAGGGTTTATTTAACTGGCTTAGACAGGACATCGAAAGATTACAAAACGTTTCACTCGTCTTTCGACGAGGCTAAAGAAGCAGCGCAAGCCGATTTTGAGAAAATAGTCAACGGGCTTATTGAATTACATCCAAAACATCAAACATTATGAAATTACAAATTACAACCACTCCGAAAAGAGTCGAAACTGTTAACTACATTCTCGGACAAGCAATAAAAGCCTTGAAGGAAAGCTCCCAAACCAGGGAGGCATTTGAATTGACCGAAAAGGAGGTCGAAGAAGCGGAAAAATTTAGGAAAGATTTCGTTGATGCTTATTTCAAAACATCAGCTCCAAGGCTGGCCGGAAAATGATCGTTAACGCAAAGCTATGATTAAGGCGAAGCCGACCCGCAGGGTTAATTATAGCAACCGTTAACGTATCGTTTTTGAAAAATTATTACATTTAACATTCTATTGTTCAAAACAACCAAAAAAACAGTGTCATGAAAAAATTTTTACTCATGCTGTTAATCGTAGCCTCAGCAACTACCTACGCCCAGGACGTACTCAAAACTTGCCAAGTCAGAAGTAAATGCTTGCTTTACCTGGAGCCCTCGTCCGACTCAGAAAGTATAAAGCTCAAAAAAGGAGAGAGCGTTGATGTTATGGCCTTAGAAGGAATGTACTACAAAGTGTCTCATAACGGCTCGATAGGCTACGTTTTGGACGTATATATCTATGATCCTGAGCTTGCCGAAATACTAAAACAAAAAGAAGCGGAGAAAGCCGCAATCAAGTTGGCCGAAGAAAAAGAAAAGGAGCTGGCAAAGGAAGCGGCCGCGAGAGAGCTGAAAGAACAAAGGGCCAAAGAAGAAAGGCAAAGAAAGTTAGCTCAAGCCGAGGCCGATAGTATTAGAGCGGCAGAGTGGGCTGAAAGACAGTTGGAGAGGAAAAAATATCTGACAACAGTATATGGTAAGGAAAAAGCTCAATTAATTATTGAGGGAAAAGTTCATGTAGGTATGACAAAAAACGAGGCTCTTGAAAGCTGGGGTACACCTAGTGATATAAATAAAACAACAACAGCTTACGGGGTTCGTGAACAGTGGGTTTATCGCGGCCGAAATTACGCAAGAAAGTATTTGTACTTCGACAATGGGGTTTTAAAAACCATCCAAGAGTAATATTTTGATTTCTCAAATTTATACCATAGATTTGCCCTTGACTTGTAATTCAACAAATCAGGGGCAAAATCCTGATTCAATTTTTATTTAAGATAAAAGGCACTGCCTACATGGTGGTTCGATAGGAAACGATCGAACTGATTCTACGCCCTGCGTTGAATTGCAAGTCACACCTAAATAGGCAGTGTTCTTTTTACCATTTAAATGACTTGCAAAATGGAAAACAAAATGAAAAAGAAGGCTACGAACCTTCAAGTGGTGGAAATTGACCACCAAAAATTTGCCGTAGAACTGCTAAACGGCAATATGAACATTAACCTCACCCAAATGGCCAAACCGTTTGGAAGTTCAAAAAAACCTGCACATTGGTTAAGAACTGATGAGTCAAAAAGTTACCTACGATTGCTTTCCGTGGTGCGAAAATGCGACACGGCTGATTTATTGAGAGTTAAACAAGGAGGGCAAAACCAAGGTACTTGGTGTACCGATTACCGGATAGCGATGCGCTTTGCCCAGTGGCTCGATCCGCGCTTTGCTCTTATGGTTGATGAGCTGCTCATGAACCTGTACCGTGGCGATTCGGTACTGGCCAAAGCTTTTAACGGTGTTGAGCCTGCCATTCACCAGGGCAAAGCCTGGTACAACTATTTGGATGTGTTGCAAAGCCTTGGTTACAGCCGCCGTAGTGGCTCGGTAAATGTGCGCCGCCAACAGTTTCCGCAGCATTTTACCAAGCTGTTTGGCCGTAACTTTGTAACCATCGAGTTTTGCCAGTTCCTGAAAAACCGCCGCGATGCTTTCCAGCTTGTATTTGATTTTGCCAACAATAACAAGGTTCTTGGAGGGGCTCAATCATGAAAACGAGCTATGTAAACCACAA